GTATTATAAAAAGTTTTCATTGCATCAGCAATAGGTACACCTGTATATAACATCCCTGCAATAGAATTTGTAAATGCAACCGATTCCGATTCATTTAAAGCATCCAAAATAGGTTGAATGGATTGTCTTAAGGCTTTAGAGAATAAACGATAGCCGTAAGTCTCTAAATACTTTTGTAGTTTAGTGTCAAATTCTTCTTGTGTCATTATAACGCTTGGTCACTCATTCCTAATTCATCAAGATAAGTTAAGTTAGTAGGAACTAAAATTCTGTCCATATCTTCCTGGTCTAATCTATCGTAGTTCATAGCATCTCTTTTCTCATTAGGAGTAATCCACCAAGATTCTTTCATTTGAGCGACAATCTTCTCCATATCCTTTTGCATTTCAGGAAACGCTTGAACATCGTAGTCAATATAATACTCTACACCATCTCTCAAAGAGTAATATAAAGCAACTTCGTTAAACATACCTCTAATCATATTTAGAATAGGAATAACCGTGTTCGTTACCAAACCTTTGTAAGCCATTTCTTTATTGTTATAAGAAGCCGAATCCGTAGCCATTAAGATAGGGTCTACACCAAATACTCTACAAAGGGTATCTCTATCCGCACCTATTGATTTAATAATTTCAAGGTCTGCTGGACTCATTCCGATTTGCTTATAATCCACAATACCGTTAGTAGCTACTATTCTTTTGTAATTATCTGCACCTGTTAGTTTTGTGTCTATTTGTTGGTTAATCTTACTTATTTGCTCCCCATCAAGCATTGCATCCTTATCCCCACTAAATAAAAGACCTGCTGCACCACCATTAATAAATGCTTTAGCTTTTGCTCTTGTACCTTCGTTAGAACTTGAAACAGTTTCCCAAGCAGCCATCAAAGGACTCATTCCATAAAGTTGGTTACCACTAACATTATAATCAGGGTTAAAGAACTTAATATGGTTTACTTCGTTTACTTTAAATTCAATTTCTTGGTTTCCTATTTGTAGCTTATATGCACTTATAGGCTCGAATGTACCACTTCCTATAATCTGTGTGAATTGTGATGGTAATGGGTAAAGTTTAGTAGGAACTCCTTTGTTTCTTCCTACTTCCGGCATAAACTTATAAGAGTAAGCGTTTCCGGTAATCTCTAAAAAAGAAACTAATGATTCGATATACTCTTGTTGGCTTTGCATTTCGTTTGGTCTTGCAATTAGCTTATTCAAGTCTGTGCCTTCTACTTCGGTTAATCCTTTTTTAAGTAAGTTAAACTTATTATTCTTTGTTCTATTAAAACTCTTTTTGTTTTCTACCTCATATACATAGAAAGGAACTGAAGCAGCCTTTTTAGCAATCATATTAATAATAGCAAATACATCAGGGTTGCCTTGATAGCCATTTCTTACATACGCTCTTGGGTTGTTAGGTATGTTAAAGAATATTCCGTTAAAATAAGAGAATAAAGATTGATTGTATTTGTTGCCAGCATCTGAACCTTGAGTAGGTAGTATAGCAGCTTTAATTCTTTGTATGAGATTCATAAGCAATTATTTTTACAAATTTACGATAAATTTAGATAACTTTTACATTACAACAAAGTCAAACTTCTTAAGTTCAAACCACATTCGCATCATTAAGGCATCACTTATATCGGGAGACCTTCCTAAATGTTCTTTAACTTTGTCTTTAGGTAGCACCGCAAGTTTACCATCCTTATCAGCGTTATGCCTTTGTACCCATTCAAGTTCTTCGGTTAATTCCTTTTTGATTGTTACATCTTCGGTTATAACCCACACTCCAGCTTCATTGATTAACTCTGCAAGTTTGTAGTAGCACTCCGACTTTAAGTTAATGTAGTTACCTGTTAAGGCTTTGCTATTGTTAACAAATCCTTTGAATCCATAGTCGACCACACCCGAGCCCACCCCATCTTCATCGCAGATAATTTGAGAATAAGGAATGGAATGCTTTTTTGCCAGGTGCTTAATGTATGCTGCTACTTCGTTGGTTGCCTTATTAGACAACTTATGTATTTCAATAACTCTAAAGCCTGACCAAACCATTATCAAAGTTTTATCCTTACCAAATCGTGCAATATCCGCAGAAATATAACCTTTACCATTTGGAATATGCTCATTAGTAAATAAGTCAATTATCTTATCGTACTGTATTAAAGCGTTATCATTGTCATCATACTCCCAATTACCATAAAGTAACCGTTCCCTACTTTGATTGTCCAAAGTCTTTAAAGATTCAATATAATGTTTAGAGATAAAAGGATTATCTACTGCTAATGCTTGAATAAATGCTTTGTTGTCATCTAATTTGTTTTCCTTATGTGGCTTATAAAAGTTATTATAAACCCATCCTTTTGCAGGGTTACAAGTTCCAAGTATTTTAGGAATCAAATTAAATTCATCAAGTTTATATCTTATTCGAGATTTAAGAATATTCCAAGCCTTTTCAGTTACCTGGTTGCATTCGTCTACAAATATAAAGCTGACCTCAAGGCTGCCCAATTCGTCAAAATTAATATCTGAAGGGTATTGAAACAGGTCTTTTAATAAAATAGTCGAACCATTTTGAAAGGTAATAATATTACTTTGAGCGTTGAACTGATAGTGAATGCCTGACTTTAAACCTTGCATCCTGCACACATCATAAAAAGAATTAAGAGTAGTTTCTTTAAGTGTTTTTAACACCGCTCTACCTATTAAGGCTCTTGTACCTGGATATTTTAAACAAGACTTAAGAATCCAATAAACACCTAAAGCAGTCTTCCCACTTCCAGCACCGCCACCATAGATAATCTCTTTAGTTTTATTGTCTTCGATTAACTCAATCGCTATGGTCTGCTTTTGCGATAGGTGCATAGGTTCTTATTTCTTCAAATACTATTTTGGCTTGTATAGGATTGTTTGCATCCCCTTCTAAAGTTGTTCTTGCAAGTTTTGGCCTTGCGTACTCAAGTAAAGTTAAATATGATTGCACAAAGTCTTTGCCCTCCAAAGAGTTAAGTTCTTGATTAAATCGTTCTGTACCTTCTTCAATTATTATATTGACAAAGTTGTCTATTAATAGTCTTTTTTGGCTTACTGCACCTTGTGGTCTGCCATTCGGATTCCCGCTTTTGCCTTTTTCAAACATTTGTTACTTTTTGTTATTTACAACAAAGGTAGCTATTTTATTACATTTTTAGAAAGTTCGTATTCCTTCCTTAAGTAGTTAATCTTTTGCGTTAAGACATCTATAAAAGAATTGGTACTAAATCTAACATTCTTTACCTCTGCTAACCTTGTTTCAAATTTACCTTCTATTACTCTATAAGGCTCACTCATTATTATAGCTTGTTTTTCTTTATTGCCTTGCGTACCTTCGCCTTCTACAAATAACCTTGCTTCTTCTATTTTCCTGGTAGTGTATGCATCTATGTAACCTTTGTGAATCTCTGCTTCCATTTCATTTAAAAGAAACAAATAACCAGCTAACTTTAAATTAGAGTTTATTAAGTCTTCTATTGCACTGGTCTTATTGGCTTTTATTATCTCTGCTTTTATTTTATCTATCATAATTGTTTGGCATCTTTTATATTTAAATATCCTACTTCTTTAAGTATTTTATTGTTTTCTGCAAATTCTGTTGTTTTAGGTAATAATTTAGAAATCCATTCAGGAGCTATATCTAATTTAAAAGAATAAATGCCTTTAGGAGTTGAGTTAATGTAATAAGGTTTATAACCGTACCCTAAACTTAAAGATATTAAGCGTTCGTATTTATATTTTTCTATTAATAAAGTATCGTAATGTATTTCTCTACACTTTAACTCTATAAACATTTTATATTTTACAGAATAGCAGTCAAAACTTGAATACTCTTTACCTTTACTTAAATCAGGAATATATTTATCTTTTAAGTATTTAAACAATTCCAACTCTATCATAGTGCAGCTACTTTAGCAGTATAAACATCTATTAAATCTTGATAATCTGCCTTGCCCATTTTCTTTGTTTGATGCCTTTTGTGTTCAAGAAAATCCATCCCACCTTTGCCAATTTCTTTTTCCAGTCTTTTATAATATTCGATATAATTGCCTTTTTGAGCAATATTACATCCGTAGCACTGTGGTCTGCAATTTTGTTCATCATACCTAAGACTTAAAATACCCCTTGAATAAAAGTGTCCATTTTGTATTTTTTTGTAAGGCATTACCTTATCGCAAGTAAAGCATTTTACATCTAAATTCTCATCAGCGTATTTTAAACGGATATAAATAGAAAATATAGCATCTGCTTTTTTCTTTAAGATTGTTGTACTCATTTCAATAGAATTTTAGTGTAAAACAATTCAAACACTACCCCCCAAATAATAGAAAATAGAATTATATCAAAATAACCAAATATAGGTTTGTAAGTTACAATTGCTAAAGAAATAAAAAGTAGCATCAAGGCTTTAAATAAATGCCAACCATCTGTTAAAAACGATAGCATAGTTGAAGATAAAAAAAACTTCTCGCCATTTT